GCTCTTAGAAAGTCTTTACGCCAGTTCAGTCCCGATCTTGCTAAGGCTTTACCTAAAGAGGTTGCAGCAGCTCTTAAGCCCATTACAAAGGCTGCTAAGGGTTATCTCCCAGATGATGGTCAAATCCTTAGCGGATGGCTAACCCGTGAAGGGTCACAGGCTCGATTTCCTAGTTACAATGCTCGCATCGTAAAGCAAGGCATTGGCTATAAAACAACACCATCCAAGCCTAACCGCAGAGGCTTTAGATCTCTTGCTCGCGTATTTAATAAGAGTGCTGCTGGAGCGATCTACGAAACTATGGGTCGTAAAACTCCACAAAGCAGATTCGTACAGAATCAGCAGGGTAAGTACAGCTCCCAGATGAAGGGCGATCAAAAGATGGAAGGTCGCGCTTTATTCCGTGCCTATGAAGAAAACAACGGCAAGGCTAGAGAAGCAGTACTAGCAGCAATTAAGAGTGCAGCAGACAAACTAAACGCGAGAGCAAAGGTGTAAATCATGGCTAATGTAATGATTGATATTGCCGCGGAGTTTGTAGGTAATAAAGCATTTAAGCAAGCAGATAGTGCGACAGATAAACTCACTAAGAATGTTAAGAAACTAGCAGGTGCTTTTGGTCTGGCTTTTGGTACTACACAGATTCTTGCCTATGGCAAGGCTGCCATTAAAGCAGCAGCAGAAGATGAGAAGGCGCAGAAGCAATTAGCCTTAGCCCTTAAGAATGTTGGACTCGGTAGAGATGCCGCATCTTCAGAGGATTACATCCAGAGGCTACAAAGCGAGTTCGGCATTCTTGATGACAAGCTACGCCCTGCCTACCAGACTCTTGCAGTAGCAACTGGCAACACAGCCGAGGCTCAAAGACTTCTTAATCTTTCGTTAGATATTGCGGCATCGACTGGCAAGGACTTGGGCTCAGTTACATCCGCTTTAAGTCGTGCATATTTAGGAAATAATACTGCACTATCTAAACTCGGTGTAGGTATCTCTAAAGCAGATCTAAAGGCTGGCAAGTTTGAGGACATCATCGCTCAACTTGAAACCACATTTAAGGGAGCAGCAACACAGTCTGCTAATACTTTTCAAGGCTCAATCGATAAATTAGCAGTTGCATCTGCTAATGCTTCTGAGATTATCGGTACAGGTTTAATTGATGCACTTAAAGGATTAGGCGATCAAGATTCTGTAGATAACCTAGCCAAGTCAATGCAGGATGCTGCTACTTACACAGCAGATGTTATTCGTGGCATTGGTGTACTCATTGAGAAACTTAAAGGACTTCCGGGGATTGGTGCACTAGATATTGGAATGATTCCGATTCTCGGTACTTATCTTGAAATGCTAAACGCAGCTGGCAAAGCTGCCAAGGGTGGTAATGGAATCGCTGCTCAAGGTTTGGCTCACCTTGCAGAATTGCAAGCCAGATACACCTCAGCAATACTCAAAGACGAAAAAAAGATTACGACCGAAGATCGAAAGCAACTTAAAGATGCAAAGTTAAAGGCTGCAATCGACAAGGCTAACCTTGCCCTCAACAAAGGTCAAGAAGTCTTTGACTTAGACAAGATCCAGAATGCAGCAGCTCTTAAGAATCAAGCTGAGCAACTAGCCAAATCAACGACTGACACACAAAGACTTCAGATTGCTAATGACACAGCTCGCCTTAATGTAAAGCAATCAATCTCAAATCTTGAGGATGCTATTGCTGCTAAGGATGAAGCAGCCATCGTTGCTGCCACCAATAAACTTAACGCAGATCTTAAGATTCTCGGTGCTCTTACTGGTCAGAATGTAAAGCTCCAAGATATTAAATCAATCCTTGAAGGGCTGAAGCCAGCCGAGTTAATTGACCAAACAAATTTGAATGAGGCATTGCGTAAGATCAAAGAGATGATTGACTTGCTTGCCCAAGCCAATTTGGCGAGCAAGACAAAAGTACCGACAAGCGGATCACTTGGTTCTGGCATTCCAGCAGGAGATATTATTAAGCCTATCTCAACAGAAGGCGGATCAATCGAGGCTATCCTTGAATACGCGGATGCAGCAGCAGCTCGCGCTAATGCTTTTGCAGATCTTCTAGACATGGACACAGCAGCTAAGACTGCTGCTCTACAGACCAGCCCCAACTACGATAACTCAGGCGCATTACAGTCTTTCCGTCAAAGAGAATCTGCATCAATGGGTAACACGATTATTGTTAACACAGGCGTGGGAGACCCCAACGCTATTGCAGAAGCTATTGACAATGTGCTTCGTGAAGCCCGTGACAGAGGAACGCTAACAATCGCATGACATGGCTTCCAGAGTGGCGCGTAACAGTAGGTGATGATGTCTATACGACTGTCACCTCTGTGTCCTTCGCATCTGGTCGCTTGGACATTGATCGCCAACCTACAGCAGGTTACTGCCAAGTAGAGATCATCAACACAGACAATTCGCCTTTTACCATCAATGTTACAGAGCCAATTACTTTAGAGCTTAAGAACTCAACTGGCACTTATGTAACTGTATTCGGTGGAGAAGTATCGGACTTCAATGTTGGCGTGCGTAGCCCAGAAGAAACTGGCTATATAACCACAGGCAAGATCCTAGGCATCGGCTCCCTGGCTAAATTGACTAAGGCTGTCTATAACACAGCTCTTATCGAAGAATTAGATGGCGAGCAGATTGCAGACATCTTAGGTGCAGCCCTAAACCTTACATGGGCAGAGGTCACACCTACAGTTACATGGGATACATACCCAGCAACACAGACATGGTTAGATGCAGAATCATCTATCGGGACTATCGACACAGGCTTCTACACAATGATCGCTCTTGCTGCTAGTGCTACAGCAAAGTCTCAAACCCTTGCAGATCAGATTGCTAACAGCGCACTTGGTCAGCTATTCGAGGAGAAGGACGGGGATGTCTCATATAATGATGCCGATCACAGATCTAACTACCTCGCAGCTAATGGCTTTACTAACCTCGATGGCGCATATGCAACACCAAGCTCTATCACCTCAACAACTCAGGTTGCTCGTATCCGTAACAGCCTTATCTACAAATACGCCACAGGATACGCCTCAACCTACAGCACCTCTGACACCGACTCCATAGCCTCTTATGGGCTGTTTGAGCGGTCAGTCGAATCTAACATCAAGAATCTTGCAGACATCACCGATATCGCCTCTAGAGAGCTTAAACTGCGTGCTACGCCACGAGCATCATTAGGTGCTATTCGCTTCCGTCTAGATAATCCAGACATGCCGAGTGCAATGCTTGACAGCCTTATCGGGGTCTTTTTTGGTCAGCCTGTACTTATCAACAATCTGCCTAGCAACTTACTAGGTGGCACATTTGACGGCTTTGTCGAGAATGTGGCACTAAATGCCACCCCTACTTATGTGGACATAACTCTCTATGTCTCTGCAACAGACTTCTCACTCAGTACGACTCAATGGGAAACAGTTACACCTGCATCACTAATCTGGACAGGCGTAAATGGTACACTTACATGGACAAATGCGACAGGAGCACTAACCTAAATGGCACTATCACCGAACTATGGATGGGCTGAGCCAGATAACTCAAGCCTTGTTAAGAATGGCGCACAGGACATCCGTGCCTTAGGCGATGCCATTGACACATCACTCTGGAATGTCGGGTATGGTCAAGCGGGTAAGAACAAGATTATCAATGGTGACTTTAATATCTGGCAGCGTGGTACCTCTTTCACACTTGCTGGAAGTGGTGCAAACAATTACACGGCAGACCGCTTCAATGCTCAATTTGATGGCACAGGTGCAACTTGCACAGTAAGCCAGCAAACTTTCACAGCAGGAACTGCTCCGGTCGCAGGCTATGAAGGACAGTTTTTTGCTCGTTGGAATCGTTCAGCAGCAGGATCTGGTAATACATTGAATTACTATAAGCAACCGATTGAAGATGTTCGCACTTTTGCAGGTCAGGCTATAACTCTTTCATTTTGGGCTAAGGCAGATGCAGCTCGAACATTAACTGCACAGATTTATCAAGAGTTTGGAGCTGGTGGATCAGGTGCGGTTCTTGCACTTAATGGCACAGCTTCGGTTACTACATCATGGCAACGTTTCACAATTTCTGCGACCGTGCCATCAATTGCGGGAAAGACTGTAGGCACAAACAGTTCTTTAACTCTTTACTTAATCATGCCAACAGGTGTCGCTTTCACTTTTGATTACTGGGGCGTACAACTTGAAGCGGGTTCTGTTGCAACACCTTTCCAAACAGCAACAGGAACAGTTCAAGGAGAATTAGCCGCTTGTCAGAGGTATTATGCTCGTCAAAGTGCCTCGGGTAATCAATACACACCTTATGGAATTGGATACGGCAGCAGCGGTACGACTAATGCTCTTGTAACAATCAAACTACCTGTCACAATGCGGGTAAATCCAACTGCTATAGATTATTCTGCCGTTACTTTTCAAGATACAGGCGGATTACATACGGCATCATCTGTCACAATTAACCAAGGCGGTTTTGATCACGTTCAAGTTGCTATCGTTTCAACTGGTCTCACGCAAAATGTGCCTGGTGCTTTACTAGCAAACGCTTCTACCTCATCTTATCTAGGCTTTAGTGCGGAGTTGTAAAATGGACAAAATTACTTTTATTGAAATTGCAAACTCAATTACAGGCGAAACAGTAGAACACGCAATTATTGACCGAGGCAACGGAGAATTTACTTCAATGCTTAAGTCAACCTATGATGCTATGCAAGCGGAACAATCCACACCAATTGTGATCGATGAAGCCGAAGCTAAGTAAGGCAGCGATACAGCTACGCGAACAGTTCGATGACTCGTTCCCAGATCGTGACCGCACATCGGATGGTTGGATCGGTGATACCCGACACGCTGCTCGCAAGTCAGATCATAATCCTGATGAGCAAGGCTGGGTACGCGCCATTGATGTGGACAAAGACTTATTCAAGGGCGGTAAGCCAGACATCATGGGAGATCTTGCTGATCAGCTTCGTACCTTGTCCAAGTCAAAAGCAGA